TTCTTCTTCTACCTTGGTTTCTGTTTCAACTACATTCTGTATTTTATTCATTTCTATATTTTCTTGTTCTGTAACTCTAGCTGTTGTTGTATTTTCACATACAAGTGGTGTAAATCCAGCTATCAGAAATGTGATAATAGTGGGTAAAAGAAAATGCAAAAGAACTTCTTTTCTATTCTTGCGTTTTACCCATTTAGGTATAAGTAAACCAATGATTGAAATAAATAATAAAATAACACTGACAAGACTTAAAAAAACTTTTAGTTCCATTTTTACAATCTCTTTTATGAATATAAAGGGGAAATATTAAGCTATTTTGGCGTTTTTGTATTCAAGCAGCACATTTTATTCGCTATCACTTTTTTTAACTCATGTTATGTATTTATCACCTAATATTTCGTTATTTCTTCTTTGAAATTCACTTTATATTCATAAAAAACAATGAGTTAATAGTTATAATATATGATTATGAAGTTTATATTATTTTTTGGATTCTGTGTTTGCACTAGCCTGCACAATATTGCACAGAATTATTGGGTTTTAGAGTGATTTAAAGGGGAATTTTATGGCAGGAGTAGCAACGTGTCCTGTTTGTTATGCAAGAGGCTGTAATGATTTTTGTGAGTGGGTTGTTTTTCCGTTTGTGCGACGTTGGCACTTTGTTTGTAGGCATTCTGGCTGTGGTCATGCGTGGACGGATTTAGTAAGTCACGCAGATTTTAAGTCGTCAATGGTTCGAGTTGATCCCAAGTGGTCAGACCCCGCAAGGGCGCACTGCCCGCACTGCTATGCGGTTAGTTCGGTAATTACTTCGCATTCAGTGACAAAAGGGATGCTAAAAAAGTTATACTGTGGTTGTCAGGATTCAAACTGCAATCATCGTTGGGTTGAATTCTGGGAATTTGAGTATTCAAAGAGCCAGAGTGCATTGGCTGTATCAAAAAATGAACACCCTCGTCTATTGTATTCACGCAATACGGGAGCAGAAAAACCTAAATTTTTGAATAAATTTGCACAAAAAAACACTGCACAAAAATTTCTACTTTAAAAACGCCGGAGGCGTGGTGGGAATTCGAGCTTGAGGCCATAGATGTATCATTTGCACCTTAATGCTCAAAGAGTGTATTCTTGTTGAATTATTCAACATTAAGGAAGTATCTGTGAAATATTTAGCGTTAATATTGCTGGTTTTGTATGGGGGTGTATTGTCGGCTGAAGATAATAGCGTAGTTGATGAATGTATTATCAACAAAGGGGTAATAGCAGGTGATGCACCCTTTTCAAGTGATCAGCAGGTAATAGCATTGCAAGATCTAATGAAGGCTAAGCCTGATTGTCCACGTTATGCGATTCTATGGAAGATTAATTTAGAGCATATATCTTTATCTAAATTTTTACTGCATGACAACGGCAAGCGTCCTCATTTGGCAAGAATTAAGATAACGAAAGGAATTGATATTGATATGAATGACATCAGTTATATTAACTGGATGCCATCAACGCGTGAAAGTATTCTTGCTGATGATCCTAGTGATGGTTTTGATCAACCAAATATGAAAACAGGGCAGGGAAAGCCCCTTATGCCCTCGGCTGAAAGTAAATTTGTTAGTGAATATATCTTGCCACTTTTCGATCAGCAATGAGATCAGGCAACTAATCCTTCAATCTCATACTTTTCAAATGTAATAACAGTTTGACCTGCAAAGGTATTAATCTTTTCCAGTTTTCCTTGCAAGTACTTCAATTCATTTTGAAAGAATACTTGCGAGGTTTCTCTCGGCGATGCAGCCGTTGCACCTTTTGGTGATGCAATACCCATCAACACATCAGGTACACGATGCACAGCACACACTGCCTTTTGTGTTAACTCTTGAATATTCCAGAAATCATCTTTAGTGCTAATATCACTCACTTTGATTAATTCAATGCTTCCACCCTCTCCTGATGGATCATGAATAACCAAGTTACCCACATCGCCTGAAGCATCATAAATAGCATCCTCAATATCTTCAACGGCTTCATCTTCCATCTGGGGCGAGTTAAGGTAAAGGATAAATCCCATATGTCCGCCATTATCAATAAATTTTCGTCTAAACAGGGTGGAGCTTTTATTTAAAAACGCATGATTCATGGCCGATAAATAACCCGGCATTCCATAAATTGATTGCTTGGGATCGTATTTTTTAACATGCAATATCGCTTTCCGTTTGTACTTCTTTTTGATGATCCCATGCTTTAGTAATCCATAGTCTTCGGGATGCTTTAGTCGTCTGATACGCAAAGCGGGTATATGGCGCATTTTAAGTACCTTTTGCGCCAGTGAATGTTCTTTATGCAGATAATAGTTGCCTGACCACAGCAGGTCGTCTATCAGGTTTTCCACCTCGTCGGGATCGATAAGGTCGGGACGAGTTACTTTGATGGTAGACATCAGCATTTGCCGCTTCACGTCCATTGCGGATTCGTGATAAGGAATAGCGGTTCTGGCATCGGCCAATCCCGCTAAATTGAGGGGCGTTTCGTAATATTCCCCGTTCCAATATGCGCCGAGAAACCCCAATAGATTGTTCATTCCGCCGAGTTCTACGGGCTTTTCGAGCTTGTATACGCGAGTTTTGCGGGTTTTTTCGCTCATTATCTTTATTCCTTCTTGAGACTCTTGTTTTGCGAACTCTACGACCGAGGGGTTCAAAGCTAAGTGCATGTAAAATTGCAAAGGCAATATCTGCATGACCTGTATCGGCAGTTCGAGTGGCTTTATAGGTGATGGATCCTGTATCAGTACTGGTTTTGTAAATCATCATGAATGACTTACTGACTTCAGACCAACCTGCATTATATTCAAGGCGCTTATTGGCAATAACATCCTTGCCCTTCATGACTAAATCCGCTTTAACAGATTGTGAGTAATGAATGGCTTTAACGCGTCTGAAGAATTTCCTAACTTCTTCAAACACGCCATGTCCTAAGCCCGTTGAATCAATGGCAATTTCTTTTACATTAAAGCGATGGGTTAATTCTTCAATACGGTTTGCTTGATATTCAAACGATGCACCGCGCCATGAGTATTTCTCTAGGACACGGAATTTTCCCCCTGGTGTACTGGGTGGGGCAACCACCGCACAGGCTGCAGCATCAATGGTTCTACTCGGATCAAAACCAATCCACACAGGTTGATTGCCAAAGGGTCGGTCTGAATCCGCATCATAGTCAGACCAGCGCGTACTGGGATCGATACCGCACTTTTGCATTTCTTCAAACTTGAATACGGAGTCAGTGTCATCAATAAATTTGCAGTTGAATAATTGATCATATTCATCAGGTGCATACTCCATTTCCAATTCATCTTTATCAATCCGATCAAAACCCTGATCAATGGCATCTTGCAGTGTGACCACTTGCCGCCACTGATGATCTTCACATAATCGTCCCTTTTTCAAGGATTTATGGGATATATCAAAATGCACCTGTTTGTCTTTGCGGCGACCCCGATTGATATGTTCGCCCGACCAGAATTTATAGGCAGGATGATTGACAGTGGAAGGGGTTGAGATATACACCTTTTTATACATTTTTTGCGTTGCAATCGCAGAGGATACTTTTCTTAACCGCTCAAAATCCCGATGCCACATGTATTCATCGGTAATAATATCCCCGTGGGGGCCTTGAGCGGAGTTAGACGATGCAGACAAAAAGCGTAAATCAACATCAACGTGATCATCGGTGCGTAAAACAATCGGATCACCTTTTAATTCAATCCCTATTTCCCGATAAACAAAGGCTACGATATAGGCACGGAATAGCAAGGCTTGAGAGCGTGAAGCAGAAAGGAAATTTTTATTAATACCGCGTTTGGCTGCATCAACAATCGATTCCAGTGCAAAGTAATAGGTTGCGCCAATCTGCCGTGATTTCATGATATTACGGGTGCGTCGATGGCGATTTTCATACCACGTCTTTTGATGGCCATAACGCTGCGTTTCGGCTAAAAAGGCTTTTTCTAGCTGTTCAATATTTTCAGGCGAAAGATAGTTTTTTTGTTTATTGCTTTTTCGGCCATGTGTTTTTAATTTAGGATTAAAATCGCTATCACGGGTAGATCCCTTTGCTTGGTAACGTTCTGCCTTAACAATCGCTAATTCATTTTTTCGTAATTCATCCCCTAATACTTTGACTTCACGATAGTCTTTATCATTCTTACCTTCCTTGCTGATTAAAAATTGAAGGCGTGCATCCAGCGCAATAGTGACTTTTTTAATGCCCGTTAATTCAGTCCAGTTGCCACGTCGCTTCCATGACATCAATGTATTGTAATTAATGTCGAGCATTTCACAGATTTCAGTCGGGGTATAAATACCTAACCGAAAATGCTTATACGCTTGATCTTGTAATTCTTTTGTATCCCTCATGTCGTTATTTTTACGACTAAAGCAGGTTATGGCTTGTTTTATCACTCCATTTTAAATTCAAATGGAGTGATACACATTGAGATAGCAGGGGCGAACGTCGAAGCTATGGGTATGGCAAACAATAAAATATCAGATTTTTTCTGCGTAGGCACATCAGGCCCCACGGTTGATGGACGCGAATTACGCGCTCAATGGCTGCAAGACTGCGGCAAAACCTACTCACGCTCGGAATATCAGGGTTTTATCTGGTATGAGCATTGGCGCTGGGGCGGTAATTTTGGTCAAGTTGTTGAGGCAAAAGTAGAAAAGCAAGAGGATGGGCGATACAAGCACTACAACCGCCTACAGCCTTCAGATCAGCTATTAGAGCTGAATAGAGAAGGACAAAAAGTATTTTCCAGCATGGAAATTGTCCCTAATTTTGCTCAGTCAGGTATGGCCTACCAAGTGGGTTTAGGAATTACCGATAGCCCCGCCAGCTTGGGTACAGATCAGCTAAAACTCTTTACTAATTTAGAACAGCCGCTCAATAGCAATCCAGAATTTAAACAGTTTTGCAATGGTGTGCTGTGTGAACGGATTGATAAGTTCCAGCAACGTATACCCGATGAAGCCGCTTTTAAAGGTAAAGATGTCAAAATTTTTATTGGCGAACAATGGCCTGATTTAGAATTTTCAGCCAAAAGAACGGTATTTGACCTCGGTGCGAAACTCCTTGGTTTTAAACAATCCTCGCATCACGCGAATAATAATCAAGGTCAAGAGGCCGATATTGATATGGATAAAACAGAATTAACCCAATTATTTCAATCTGAAATGGGTAAAGCCCTAGAGCCGCTTAATAACAAATTTAGCGATGTCGATAAGCGTCTTAAAAGTCTAGAAGGTAAACAATCAGACGGTAATGCAGATGATTCACACGATCATTCTAGTAATACGGATGCGGGTGGAGATGATGCAACACCCGCAGTGTTTGCAACCCAAAAGAGTGTTGATGAAGTGAGTAAAAAAATGGATAAGTTTATGCAGTTACTTGAAAAAACACCCTCAGGTGATTATCAACATGAAGATTTCACTGATAGTAACGATCAGTCTGATCAGTACACTTACTAATAGGGAGAGAAGCAATGGCATTATCACCCCAAGCACAGCAAAAATTTGAAGAAGTCCGCACAGGATTACGTCAGTTATACGGTGTGATAGATTTATCGGAAGAGTTCAACGTATCACCCGCAATTCAACAACGTATGGAAGTTGATATAACGGAATCCAGTTCTTTCCTTAAGGCTATTTCTACGCGAGGTGTATCAGAATTAGGCGGCCAAAAAATTGGTTTAAACTTTAGTGGTTTCATTGGAAAAAGAACACATACTAAAGCAGGCCATGATCGTAAAGCGTTTGATCCGCACAATATGGATCAATCTGATTATTTTTGTAATGAATCAGAATATGATTCTCAGATTGATTGGTTAACCGCGGACACATGGGCAAAATATAAAAGTTTCTACAAAAAGTGGAAAGTAGGTATAACTAAACAGATTGCCTTAAATCGTATTCAAGTCGGTTTTTGGGGACAATTTACAGCAATTGAAACCGCTAATGCGGGATACTCAGATGATCCGAATAAGTACTCAATGGGGCAAGATTTCCATGAGGGATTTTTGCAGTATATTATTAATTGGGGCGGTGTTGATAAAGTGTGGGGCTTAAAGGCAGATGGCAGTATTGACCCCATTCGCGTCGGAAAAGGGGGGGATTATGAAAATATGGAAGCCCTTATTTTTGATTTAAAACACTCTGTTTTGCCGCGTCAGTATCGCAAATCACCTACTAATAAAGTCATGGTAGGGGATGAACTGTACCGTGCAGAAGTATTGCGTTTATATAACAGTAATGGTGATCAAGCCTCGGAAAAGAAGCCATTAGATTTATATATACAGCAGCATACGCTTGGTAAATTACCCGTGGTTGATGTGCCATTCTTTCCTGAGCATTGTGTATTAATCACCCCGTTGCGTAACTTTGCCCATTATCATCAAATTGGTTCACATCGTCGTTCAATTGAGCCAAATAAGCACCGTAAATGTATTGAAGATTTCAATTTTATGCGGGAAGATTTTGTCATGGAAGACTTGGATCGGGTCGCAATGGTGCATCCTGACGCAATACAAGTACGCGGTGATGACGGTGAGTGGATCGGTGTCAGTGATGAAGATAAATGGGCAGTAGAAATACCTGAATAACCCCTATCGACGTTAATCACTAATTAAAGCTGTGTAACATTAAATACACGGCTTGGAGTTACTTATGAGCTATAGACAACGTTGGCACGTACAACGTAATGCAAAGTCCAACAAAATCAAAACGCCTAAGACCAATAAAACAGATTCACAAATTCAGTATGATCAATTCAAGGTGGCACTGGAAGTTGATTTAAAACGTTTAAGTCGCATCGAAAGCCACCAACGCAAAGATCAGCTTAAAAAAGAAGAGTTTTTACCCCGTTACCGTGACTATCTCGAAGGTGTCATCAGTAAAGACCTTGTCGGTCAAAACGCTATTGTGATCCATAACATTGTTTTCGCGCTGGATGCTGAAGATTTTGAATGGGCAATTGAATTAGCTTTATTTGCTGATCAAAAAGGTATGCAAACGCCTGAAGAGTATACCCGCAATGTGAAAAATCTACTTTGCGGACAAATCAGCAAATGGTGTTTGCAGCAAGTTAAGAGCAATCAAAGCCCAGAACCGTGGGCGAGTAAACTCCATGAGTTAAGTCAAGACTGGGATTTGGTCGATAAAATTCGGGCTGAAATCTATCGTGCAGTGGCGTATACCTTGCCTGATTCATCTGAAAAACTGGATATGCTTCGTCAGGCTTATAATTTAAATGACAAGGTGGGGGTTGCACCTGAAATAAAAAAACTCCAAAAAATACTTGAAGATTCAAAAATTGAACCTGAAGAAGTTCCTCAAGAAAGCACAATTATTGAACCATAAAGCATCCCTCACGGGCAGCACATCCTGTGCGGCTATATTGATTTTTTATCATCAATAGGAGCGACAGTCAGGCACTGTGCTGACTTAACAATACCTCACTTAATAGTCAATACCTATGAATAAAATCATTCCTATTTTTACTCGATCAAAAATTAATGCGACCCAATTGGTGGGTTTAATTATCACCTTCACCGCCGTTTTTGGTTTAGATTTTACGCCTGAACAACAGGCCTCGACTGCAATGGTATTAACCGCAATACAATCAATTGTAACGGTTGTTTATCGCACTTGGTTTAATAAGCCAATCAGCTAATGCCTGTTACTGCACACACCGCCACGCACTACACGGGCATTATTGAGAATACGCCGTTTTATCCTGACATCGATCTTGCTTTGTTTCAGATTAATTATCGTCAAGATAATCGCTTGGAAGAAGGTACAATTAGGGATGCACTCCGTAGCGCCCTGCTTGCTATTAATAATGACTTAAGACGCTGGAGGCAGCGCAATTACCCTGAAGCACACGCATTATCAGAGACCAATCATAATAGTATCGATGGCGAGAATCATAATGTGCTTTTGTATAAAAAAGCCGTGTATCACAAGGCTAAAGCCTATTTATTGCAAGATATTCTCGATTACAGTTTAACCTCAAGCGGACAAAGTCGGGCTGAAGATAAAAGTCAGAATGCACAGTATCATCACGCGGAATCATTGCGGGCGTTACGTCAAATAAAAGGTCGCCAAGGCGTGCGAGTGAAATTAGTGAAAGGTTCGTTGCCTTTGGATGATTTTCAATGATCAAGGTACAGCAACTGCATGATCATATTGTTGCATCAGGCTTAATTAAGGCCGATAGCATCAGCGTGATAGCAGATGATGGTCAAATGGAATGGGTGTTCTCACCTAATGATAATAGTTACGAAATCAACTATACCGCTAACCTATTAATTCGTGATTTTCCCCAAAAAATTCCCTTGCATTATCTGTTTTTTATTATTGGGAGTTTTTTTGATGAAAATGATTCGCACCGACATAATAATTTTCCTACCTTTCGTACTTCCTTGCTTAATCAAGCAGAAACCGACCTTGAATTCACCTTTAAATTCAATGAAATTTATGAATACAATTTAGTGGATACCGTAGAAGAGGCCGACTTAAGTGTAAGTAACCTATTCCCTTATTTTGATGCACTTAAAGCCGCCCAGCCTGCCTATAAAGACCGGGAAATCCTGCATTTAAAACTCGATAGCCAGCAAGACAAGCGGCGCATTCATCATCTTGAAAAGGACGGTTATTTAATGAAATTTTACTTAAAACAAGATCATGAGCACCACCTCTGATATTGCCAAGATGGAGCAAGGTATTCAGCAACTGATGCTGAGCATCAATGATAAAGCCAAGCGAAAAACCATTAGTCGTCGTATTACAACCTACCTTAAGGGTAGTTACCGCGCCCGCATTAAAACGCAAAACGATATTAATGATAAAGCCTTTGAGCCCCGCGCTCCCATCCGTAGCCACAAACCCTACCGACTCCAGCAAGAAAAACGCAAATTATTAATTAATTTTACTAAAGCCACGTATCTACGCAGTCGCTACAGTGCCGATCAATTGCGAGTAGGTTATACAGGCAAAATGGGGGCATTGGCTAAATATCAAAATGAAGGGACGGTACAGCAGCGCAAGCGCTATTTTATTAAAACGCCTGCCAGAACCTTTGCAGGTATCAGTGATGCAGACTGGGATGAAATTGAAATGATTCTTTCTGAAGAATTATAACTAAAAATAAAAGTAATTTTCCAGTACAGCCCAAGATGGAGTGGCATAGATTGCATCAAAATCGACATTCTTGCACGCTTTCACTCTTGATGTGCAGTTCTTATTTATGAGTTGGAAAATGAAAATTTATCACTGGAAAACGCTGTATACACAACCTGTTTGCCATGTTGATAATACCCATGCAAACAGCGAATTATACGACACGAATCATCATGCCATACGACTCACAACAGACCGTGTGATGACCCAATTTGAGCTTGAGTCAACACTGGAGTGGCGTGAGCTGCTTGCAGAAATGCAACCGTATACCCTTATAACCCAAATTATTGGAGATAATATAATGGCATTTCCCGCTATTACCCCTGATCTTATTGAACGTCTGATTGCTATTTATCAACAAGTTGGTCTTGATGTTAAAGGTTTAACTGAAGCCAAAGATATATTGGCTAAAAATCAAGGTGACCTTGCAACATTAACGACCACTGATAAAAGCTCAGTCGTTAACGCGATTAATGAAGTTAAGTCACAGGTTAGTAAAATTGACCTAACTGTCTTAATTGATGATTCTGTTGAATCGGCTGGAAAAACTTGGTCGTCTCAAAAGATTGTGGCAGAGTTGCAAGGCAAGTTTGATGCCATCATTAATGGTGCACCCGGCACGCTCGATACACTGAAAGAAATTTCGGTGGTCTTGCAAAACAACCCCGAAATCTTAAACACTATTCAAGGTGCTTTAGCCAAAGCAGTACGCGTTGATAAGGCACAAGCATTCAATGAGGTCGAACAAGCACAAGGTCGTGCAAATATTGGTGCTGCATCAGTAGCGGATTTAACGCAAGTTAATGAAAATATTGGTGATATTGAAGCGTTAAGCGCCAAAGCTTATACCGATGCGCGTGATGGCGTTTCTGCATAATTAAGTCTTTATTGTTTAAGTATGCAAAAGGGTGAAGCTTCGGCTTTGCCCTTTTTTTTGGAGTAAATATGTTAATACCGTCGATTGAAAGCAGTTTAGTAGACCGCAGTAACCGTGTGCATATGCTTATTGGGTTGGATATGCACACAATGCAGCAACGTCTCGATCAATTAGAGGATTGTTGCCTGGGTCAATCCAGGACTGAAAATAATACACATCAACTCACAGGATCAGGTCAATATCACTATACGCAGCAAGATATTGAAGCTATTCATGTTAATCGTAACAATGTTGCGAAGCGGGATATAAAACTCATTCCTACGGGTGAGTTTGGTGTGATGGATATGGCACTTACATCAGAAGGTGATTTACTGCACGACAGTGGTCTTGAAACAGCGGTGATTATCAGTTTATTTTCCGATCAGCGCTATGAAAATACGCGCGGTCATTGGGCAGATGAATTAATTGGAAGGGCATCAGGATCACTACTTTGGCTATTAAAACGCGAAAAAGAAACCACGGCAGTATTGCGGCGGGCGGAAGATTACAGCAAGCAAGCCCTAAAATGGATGCTGGGTCAACGTATCGCAATAGGCATAGAAATTAACGCTCGATGGAGCAGCAAAGGCTATCTACGTTTAAGGATTGAGTTTGATTTAATCGTTGGTACGGTTTTTCATCGGCACTATCAATAATTGATACATCCCTCCACATTGGCTTAAAACGGAGGGGATTGGCTGTTTATTTCAACCCCCTTATATGAAAATCAATGCATGAACAGTGCAACCACCTACACATTGATTATGCTCGTGCTTAACACGCTGATGCTAACACTATCACTTTATCTTTTATGGCCATTAACAGGCTTAAAACGCGCACTGATGCTGATTTTTGTGATCAGTTATAGCTGCATTGTGGCGGCAGAATTCTTAGTACTTATCGATTACCTTAAAGCAACTTCAGTCCACTTTTTTGCGTTAAATATTAATTATATTTCGAGTTGTAGCATGGTTTTAACCTTAGCGCTGGATCGACTTTTTTTTGGTCAAGAATTTTCTTTTCATTATAAAGAACAGCGTAAATGTCAAAAAGCCCCTTTTTCTAAAGAAGTTGTGTCGTCATGACAGAAGTCATAGGCGTAGCCAGTGCAACCATTGGCGTGCTTAGCGAAGGTGAGAAACTGAGCATTATTGGCATTGTGTTAATGCTTGCGATTGTGATGGGGGTTTTTGCGTGGCTGATGTGGAAAGAAGAACGTAAATGCCGCACTACCATGTATGAAGAAGTAAAGCAGTGCCGTGATGAATTAAAAGCACTGCTAAAAGAGAATATTAACTATGCACGCATGCGCCAAGACAAGCATTAAGGAAAAGGAAAAAAGAATGAAAGATAGAAAAATTGATTTAATTGTAATCCATTGTACGGCGACCAAAGAACATGCAGATTTTGGGGTTGAGGATGTGCGTAGATGGCATACATCACCCCCCAGAAATTGGTCAGACATCGGTTATCACTACCTTGTTACCTTAAGTGGCTCGATCCAAACAGGTCGCCCACTGCTCAAAAGAGGTGCACATGCCAGAGGCTACAATAGTAGTAGTGTTGGAGTGTGTTATGTGGGAGGGTTGGATGGCAATATGCGCCCGAAAGATACGCGCACAGAAGCACAAAAATTAGCATTAACAAAAATTATTTTTCAGTTAAAGAATCAATATCCTGACGCAAAAGTCGTAGGGCATCGTGATTTACCCAAAGTCAAAAAGGCCTGCCCTTGTTTTGATGCCGCTATAGAATATGGGGATAAAAAACCCTTGCCTAAATTGATTAAAAAAGTAGTTGATCCTATTCTAGAAATAGCCCGTCAACTTGGCTTAGCGTAAGGAATTATTATGCCCATTTCATTTAATGAAATTCCCGAAAACCTTCGCACGCCCGGTGCCTTTATCGAGTTTGAAGCACGACACGCGAACTGGTCAGAATTAAAAAAAGTCATCTTAGTCGGTTATAAAACCGCGCAAGGTGAAGAACCCACAGGAAAAATACTGCCCATTTCGCGTGCTGATGCTGCTCGCACCAAATGGGGTAATGGTTCGATGCTAGAGCGTATGGCACAATGCTTTAAAGAAATTACACCCGAACATGATCTTTATGGTATTGCATTGACCTTACCTGATGCCGCCATTGCTGCGTCAGGTATGATTATTTGCAATGCAGACGCAACCACCACCAGCTTGTATAAAGTCTGGATTGATGCAAAGAAAATCGCGGTTACAATTAAAAAAGGTGACAGTAAAGCCATTATTGCTCGAAAAATTATGCTAGCCATTAATGATGATTGGTTGTTACCTGTGACCGCTGCCATTGATGAATCTATCGATAATATTGTGCAATTAACCGCAAAATATGCTGGACTGATTGGCAATAATATTTCTGTTTATGATCATTTGTATGATCATAAAAACAGAGCGGATACCACTATTCTTGACATGAAAGATGGCGCGGGTGAACCCGATTTGCAAGAATTAGTGGATGCAATGGATCAAACCCAATATCACTATATTGTCAATCCTTTTACGGATGCGGAAAATCTAAATAAATTAGAAGTTGAAATGGATTCACGCTGGGGGCCAATGCGTCAAATAGACGGGCGGGTCTTTATGGCCAAGAGTGGTACATACGATAAAATTCGCGCCCTTGGTGAATCCCAAAACTGTCCACATTACACCTGTGTTGCTACCTTTGATAGCCCGAATCCACCGTGGTGGGTGGCGACCGTCAATGCGGCAGTGGCCACTAAACGGCTCGCCATCGATCCCGCTCGCCCGCTGCAATATCTTGAGTTACCCGCCATGATTGCACCCAGCTTTCAAGCGAGTCGTGCAGAGCGCAATCAATTGCTATTTGCAGGCATTGCCACCATCAAAACCCAATTTGATGGCACGGTGCAGCTAGAGCGGCAAATTACTATGTATCAACGTAATGAGCAGGGCTTCACTGATGATGCCTACCTCGATATTCAAGTACCCGAAACGCTCAGTATGATTCGACAGTTACAGCGTTACACAATTATGAGTAAATACCCGCGCTGGAAATTGGCCAAAAAAGCGGATGAATACGGGGCAGGGCAAAAAATCGTCACACCTGCCATGATTAAAGGCGATTTAATCACCTTGTATCAACATACCTTTATGTACGAACGGGGCTGGGTACAAGACCTTGAGCATTACAAAGATACCTTGCTGGTTGAGATACATCACAATGACCCTGATCGGGTTGACTTTAGAGATCAAACTACCTTGATTGGTCAATTCCGCGTCCTTGCTGGACAGGTTGCATTCAAATAAATTTTTGAGAAAACATATGGCACGTTTAATACAAATTATGTCGGTAACATTGCCCAGTTTTGGTCAATTACCGATTAAAGATAATGAAAGTACCTTTACCCCTTGGGGAAAGGATCGTGAACACCATGCAGGGCAGAATGCCCTCGATGGCGGGTTTACTGAAAAACAAAACCCGTCAAAGCTAGAGCTAACCCTCAATGATACGGTTGACATTGATTACTATGCTTTAAATATCGTCGAGGATGAAAATATCACCATTGAAGATTCCAAAGGTGGGGTACATATGATGCCCAAAGCATGGTGCAGTGTGCCCTGCAAGCCTGAAACAGGTGAGGTCAAAATTGAATTTATGGCCAATACATCCGAACGTATCCAGTAATACAGTTTACCTAATAGCAATTATTTACCCAAAAGAAGTTAAATATGAAAACAGTCGCACACGATGCTGAAGCCTCTAAAAACCAACAACCTACCAATATACCTGAAGAAAAAGGGCCGATTACGCGCCGTTTAAGCAAGCCAATCTCATCAGGTGAGCGCACCATTACTGAGCTAACAATTCCACACCCAAGCGATGTGGACAGTGGGCCTGTTCTAGAAGCAATGGAAGGGGATCAACCCAGTCGCGTAATCGCAGTGCTAGCAGGGGTAACAGGGGAGCCTTACAGTATTATCCGCAAAGTCAAAATGCCCGATATGATTTTTTTCCGTCCTTATCTAAATGAAATGATGGGAAACGGCCTTTAATCGAAAGCCATATTGCTGATATTGCGGCGGTATTTCACTGGGATTATACCACCTTAAAAAGCATGAATCTTAAGCAACTCCGTCGCTGGCAAAAGCAGGCGATTGCCCGCCTTCCTCGTTACTAACGTAATTTTTTCACGTCACATAAATACACTAGAGGGTAAAAATAATGGATTATCAAGTTACCCTTGATCTGATTGACAAATGGACAGGCCCTGCTAAAAAGATCACTCAGTCTTGGTCAGGAATGGCATCACGGATTGGTAAAACGGGTAAAGAACTCAAAGTGCTAAAATCACAATTAGCCGATGTGAGTAAATACACTACCTTAAAAAAGAAAAATGACGAATTAAGGAATTCATACAGTGAGCAAAGTGCTGCTGTTGTCAAGTTTAGAAAAGAAATTGAAGCCACTGAAAACCCTACCAAACGTCAAACACAAGCCTTTGCAGCCGCAGAAAGAAAACTGGCGAAGTTAGGGGAACGATACGGCAAAACAAAGGCGGAGGTCAATGCTTACAGCAAGCGCTTAAAGCGTGCCAAGATATACACTAATGATCTCGATAATGAGCAAAAACGCCTCGGCAAATCCTTTAATCAACTCACTGCAAAAATAAAACTGCAACGCAAAAGCCTAAAAAGTTGGAATAGCACGGTTGCATCCGCCAAAAAAGCAGGGGGGAAAATAGCCACAGGAGCTAAATGGGGGATAGGTGCAACGGCTACCGCAGGATTTTTAGGGGTTAATGTCTTTAAAGGTTTATCCAATACGGCAGGAGAGCTTGAACGTTATCACTCCATTTTAGAGACATTGGAGAAATCCAGCGAAAAAGCCGATGAATCTTTTGCATGGATTAAGGATTTTACCGCTAAAACCCCTTACGAAATCAGAGGGGTTACTGAATCGTTTGTAAAGCTAAAATCTTTTGGTTTAGACCCAATGAAAGAGGGCTTGTTAAAGACGCTGGGTGATACCTCTGCGGCAATGGGTAAGCCTATCTTGCAAGCAATTGAGATGATATCCGATGCAGTCACCACTGAAAATGATCGCTTAAAAGAATTTGGCATTAGAGGAAGCTTAGTCAAAGGTACAAACCTCGTTGAATACCGCTATATCGACTCGGGTGGTAAAGAGATGGTTAAGCGGGTTGATAAAAATAATCGCGCTGTTATTCAAAGTACGCTGCAAGCAATTTTAAATGATAAGTATGCAGGGGCGATGGATAAAATGTCAGGAACATGGGAAGGCATGCTTTCCAATCTCTCTGACAATTGGACAAATTTTCAATCCATGATTATGGATGCAGGGGCGTTTGAATGGGCAAAAGGCCACCTTAGTGATTTGTTGTTTGAAATTGACTTTATGTCGCGTGATGGCAGCTTGCAAGAATGGGCAACCACCATTTCAAACAATATTATTAAGTTTGGTGATAATGTTTTTAGTGCAGGCGAAAAGCTCTGGAATATGGGCAAAAAATTCCATAAAATGCTTGGAACTGTTGCTGAATTTGTAGGCGGTTGGGATAACCTAATCGCAGGTATCGGGGCATTTTTAGCCATTGGGGCAGTCGCCAGTATTTTTAGCATGATTGGTGGAGCCATCTCGCTTTTAATTGCGCCTATTGGACTGGCAAGTGCCGCTGTAACAGGATTAGGTCGATCCTTTAGATCAACGCAAAGTGCCGCAGGCGACTTTCAAGGTGAAATTGATTCTGATAGCGATAATCGTCGTACTCAAGCGCCCGAAAATTCAAATGCACCGCGCCGCCAAAGAGGAAGACGAAGGCGTACACATTCTGCCTCAAATGATAATGCCAGTAGACAACAAGGACGAGCAACTCAAGCATGGAACCGTACCATTGCAAGAACGAGAGGGGTTTCACAACAATTAATTAATACTCAGAGACGGTTATTTCGCCGTTTTAATCAAACCAGCACTGCAATTCAACGACAAGCGGATGTCACACGGAGCTGGGGACGTATTATCGCAAGATCCAGATCGGCACGACAGCTTGTCACTAATCAACGTTTAGTGAGTGATAGTTTTAATCACACTAATCGTCGTGTTCAGCGGCAAGGTGGCTTGCTACGCCAATGGGGTAATTTAATTTCAAGAAATAGAGGGCGTGGAAAAAGTCTGGCAACAGAATTAGGTTTAGGGGTACTACAAGGGCTAACAGATACAACACGAGAATTTGATCGTTATCGGGTCACATTGGGTGCGTTAGAGCAAGATAATAAAAAAGCAGAACATTCCTTTGCATGGATACGGGATTTTGCTGTCAACGCTCCGTTTGATATTGCTCAAGTCAGTGAAGAATTCATTAAATTAAGAGAGGTAGGTTTAGATCCTGTTAAAGACGGCCTACTGCAAAGTTTAGGGGATGCAGCCACTGCAAAAGGTAAAGAAATTTCAGAGGCTGTCGATGCAATGACGGCGGCAATGGAGGGTGATTTTGCTGCATTGAATGACTTTGGCGTATCAGGCTCCGAGGTTAAAAACACACACCTGATTGAATATAAATACATCGACAGTAATGGCAAAGAAACCTTAAAGCGGGTTGATAAAACCAATAAAGCCTTAATGCAAAGCACCTTGCAAGCGATCTATAACGATAAGTACGCAGGCAGCATGGACAAGATGTCAGGTACTTGGAATGGAATGCTGGATAACTTAGGCGATTGGTATAAAGAATTTCAATTTTTAATCTTAGAGTCAGGTGCATTTGATTGGCTCAGTAGTCAATTAGATGGACTATTAGGTGATATTAAAGCGATGTCAAAAGACGGTAGCTTAAAAGTATGGGCAGAAAAAACCTCTGATCAAGTGGTCAAATTTGGTAAAGACCTTTGGCAAACAGGCGAGAAAATTATCAAAGTAGGTAAATCCGTTTTTAAAGCCGTTGATGCGGTTGCTGACTTTGTGGGTGGATGGGATAACCTAATTATTGGTTTAGGTGCATTTGCGGTGTTTGGCAGTGTTACCACTACTGTCACTGCCTTGAGTGGCGCGTTGGCATTTGTGGGTGCAGGGGCTGTGTTAATTTCTGCACCTGTATGGCTTGCCGTGGGTGCAGTGACCGCATTGGGTGCAGCATGGTATTGGTGGGATGACATCGTTGAAAGTTTTGCCACTGATTCACCTAGAATTCATGACTTTCTCGCCTTTGAGTTGCCCAGTGCGATTGATGCACTGGGCGGCTCAGTAGAGCGTGCAAGTGATTTTGGTTCGCGGCTTTGGGGGTCACTTTCAGGTGAGGGCAATCAACTACGAAAAGAAGACTTTTATATTCCTGACATTGAATTACCTTCTTTTAAATCAGGCGAATCACTGGGCATTCAGTTTAGAGAATGGATTGATGCTGAAAACCTTTACAAACAAGGCGAGCAATTAGGTCAAAGACTAAAAGAAAAGTGGGATAATTTTGAATTACCCTCACTTAAGTTTGCCGAACCATTGGCTAATCAGGTCAAATCCTTTCTGGATTCCGAGAACCTTTACAAACAAGGCGAGCAATTAGGTCAAAGACTAAAAGAAAAGTGGGATAATTTTGAATTACCCTCACTTAAGTTTGCCGAACCATTGGCTAATCAGGTCAAATCCTTTCTGGATTCCGAGAACCTTTACAAACAAGGCGAACAATTAGGTCAAAGACTAAAAGAAAAGTGGGATAATTTTGAATTACCTTCCTTGGATTGGAAGGCATTACTGCCTGATTTTAGCTTTGATTGGAAAAGCTTTATTCCTGCTTTTGAATTACCTTCCTTAGATTGGCAATCAGTATTACCTGATTTTATGCAATCTAAAACAAATGACCAGGACACAGATTTTGCAGGCACAGCAATACAGCAGATGGGTAACTGGGCAAGTGAGGCGTTGGGAAGTTTTACAGCGGCTAATGATCAAGCCTTTGATACTAACAAGGTGGTTCAATTTGGCAATGCTGCGACGCAATTGCAGCAACAATGGGCTGTACCGCTTACTAATTTTAATCAATCTTTTCCCATGATGGGCAATGCGGTTAATACGGCAATGGATACAAATCCTGTGCAGGCTTTCGCAGGATCAGGTAGCGACTTACAATCTTCGTGGACTCCTGTTTTTTCGTTCTTTTCTAAACATTTAGCTCAATTAAAAGACGAGATGAATGCTATTTTAAATACCCCTTTGCCCACAGGAATTGACAATATTCCCAACCGTCATGCCGCTGCAGCAGCTAAAGGTGTTACCAATAAATCTGAATTACATGTCCGTATTGACTCGGATAAACCTGTGCGGGTCAAATCGTTAACATCCGCCCGACCTGATCACACAATACAGGTGAATACGGGCAGGATGATGACCAACTAATGGCGTGGAAAGAGCAACTGCAAGCCGCCAGTTTTCGCGGTGTGCCGTTTTTGGTCGATGGCGATAGTATGAGTGGAGGGCGACGTGGCCCGACGCATGAGTATCCTTATAAGGATGAACCTGATAATGAGGATATGGGCTTAAAAGCACGTCAATATAAGTTTTCAGCTTATGTGATTGGGCAAGACTATATGGGCAAGCGGGATGCCCTTATTGCAGCATTAGAGAAGAAAGGTGTTGGTGTTTTAATTCACCCCCAATACGGATCGGTCAATGTTGCCTTGAAATCTTATAGTGCAAAACACCAAACAGACAAAAGCGGGGAAGCTTTATTTGATTTAAATTTTGCTCAAGAAGATGCGGTGACACACCCAAAATCAGCCTCTAATACCTTAGCAAAAATCAATACAACCCACGTTAAATCATCAAAACAAGTCAATGGTGAATTTGATAATACACTAAAAAGGTGGATGTAATGCACTTAGCGTTAGAGACGCAAATACAGGATTTAGCGTTGTTTTTATCGATTAATATCAAAACGATGCTGGCAACAGAGACAGCAAGTGATTTGCGGATAGCACTTTATCGTGCATTGGATATACATCAATCGGATAATCCGTGGTCTATTGAGTATCAACAAGAACACACAGAAGATTATAGCGAATATGTAGAGCACACTTATCAGTTACGTCAACGTCAATATAATGCAGTCGCCTTTATTGATAAAAGTGATGAGACAGGGTTTTTTTTATTTGTACAAGATATTCTATTGCTCGAAATTATGCGTTTATCGTGTCTAAGACGTTATGAAAGCGTGGATCAGGCCAATAAAGTTAAGCAAGCGCTCAAAAATCACGTGAGGGAATCCGAATTGCGTTGCTCGGATGCGATGTATGCTATCTGGCGGGATTGGAAAGTATTATTAATTGAATCCATTGAACGTCAAGCTGCTTCTTTGCCTTATATTATGTATGTTAAACGGCAAGAATCTTTACCCGCATTATTACTCAGTTATCAGCTCTATGGGTCGATAGCACATGAACAGGATTTAATTGATCGTAATAAAATGAGTCACCCGACATTTTGTCCCGCAGGACACTATATGGAAGTACTCAGTCATCTAGGCGAAGATTAATGGCTTTTGTATTATCCGATGTGATTTTGCAGACATCGAGCGGAAATCTTGCGGGTTGGAAATCCATTGAGATACATCAATCCATTGAGCAAATGAGTAATAGTTTTAGCTTCCAATGCTCTGAAGCAGGTATTGCAGCATTAGCCGCTCACCCAGTGCAATTAGATACAGCCTGTCGCGTTTTAATCGGGGATACACCCGTATTGAACGGTTATGTTGAAAATCAAAACCCACAAATTAGCCCCAATCAGCATGATATTAATATATCGGGGCGTGATATTACTTGTGATTTAATTGATAGCTCGGCATTAATGCCTAACCAAGAAATGCACAATGTGACCATCCGCGAAGCGGCTGAAGTATTGTGCGCTCCCCATAAAGTCAAAGTCGAATGCCCTGAACCTGGTGAGCCTTTTGAAATTTATGCCGTGAATGATGGTGAAAGCGTCTTTGATTCCATTGAGCAACATGCACGGCAGCGTAAATTGCTTTGCTATACCTATGGTGATGGCATTCTGCATATCAAAAAAGCTAAGCCGATTGTGATTGATTACACACTTGAGGAAGGCGTAAATTTTACTAACGGCTCTGCCACCCATACTAATAATGATCAATATGGCGAGTACCGTGTTAAGTCACAACGCCACAAGGGTGAAACAAATATCAAAGCCGTCACCAAAGGCACACATAAACGATTAAACCGTGTCTTAATTGTGCGTCCTGAAAAACAAGACAACACCAAAGAAAGTGAAGATCGGGGCGACTGGGAATCTAGAACGCGCAGGGCAAAAGGCAAAAGAGCCAGTATTACTGTGCCAGGTTGGGAATTTATTAAAGGCAGGGTTTGGCGGCCTTTGATGTTGCCTATGCTCATTAGTCCTCGTTTAGAATTTAATGAGACGATGCTGGTTGCGTCGGTGAAACTGCATGTTGATGATAATGGCGGAACGCTGTCAACATTGGAATTAGTTAAACCTGAATTATATGCCTGAAGGAATAAATTTATGAATCAACGTTGGGATGCAATTCGCAATAAGTTAGAGATGCTATTAACAGTTTGCAAAATAACAAAAATTAATGAAGACACTGCTTTGCAAGAAACACAATTCACGCAGAAAGATGGTGAACTAAGGGATAAGCGTGAGAACTACCAACCTTATGGTTTTGCTCATTATCCTCATGCTGGTGCGGAAGGCATCAGTCTCAGTCAAAATGGCGACCGTGAACACATGGTTATTATTTGTATAACAGATCGCAACCATCGCTTTAAACTTGAACACACAGGTGAATGTGCTATCTATGATGACCAAGGGCAGCATGTGTGGATTAAACGGGACGGTATAGAAATTCATTCTGATAAAAAAATCACAATCAAAGCTCCTGAAATTATATTCAAAGGCGATGTTAATATTGAAGGTAATCTCAATACCACAAAAACCTCCCGTGCAGGTTGTTTTTCAGGGCCGCATTGTTGAAGGGGTAGCGCAAATACAGCTAAATAACATTCCAAAATTCCCTAAAACGGAGTCGATTTGGTCGTTTTAAGGTAAAAATTAATTATCATTACGGAATGTCAGAATACGCATCGCGTCCCTCATTACCTGTTTTAATTGATCGCATCCAAAGTGATATTGAATATCACTTACAGGATGCGAATGCGCGGGCGGATGAATCCCTTTTAAATTGCCTATCACAGGCCAATGCAGGTGTATTTCATGGCCTATATGGTTATGCAGAATACCTTGCAAAGCAACTTCATCCTTTAACAGCCGATATTGATTGGCTGGAACGCTGGGCGACTTCTTTAGAAGCAGAACGCCTTGAAGCTACCCAGTCCACGGGTAAATTATTAGTATCGGGTTCAGGCACAATCCCTCTGGGCGCACAACTTCAACATAAAGCATCAAAACAACGCTACAAAGTCACTCATGCTGTTACCGATAACCCCTTAATATTATGCGAAATTATCGCACTTGAGGCGGGACAGAATGGCAATATAGCGCTTAATTCAGAATTAGAATTTATGAGTGCGATGGAAGGCATTAGCAGCAGTGGAAATTTACAAAGTATTGGCGGGGGTGCGAACCTAGAAACGTTTGAAACATGGCGTAATCGGGTTGCCAAGAAGTTCGCAGAACGTTCTAAAATTGGTGATGATGATGACTATGCTCAATGGACTAAAGACTCGCATCCCGCCATAACAGATGCTTGGGTTTACCAAAGAGAAATGGGACTAGGTAGCGTGGTTATACGCTGCATTGCAGGTAACAGCTTGAGCATTATTCCCGATAATGAAACCCTTAAAAAAGCCCAGATAACGCTGGATAAAAAAAGAAATTCAGGGGCAACCGTTTACCTTTTGGCGGCAACACCAAAAATCGTCAATATCACAATTTCGGATATTACAGATGATGTACTTAAAGTAGGTATTACAAAAGAACTACAGTTATTATTTAGGCATAAACGCCAACAATCTGCACGAATGCGTGAATCTGAAATTGATGCCGCAATACAGCGCTATAGTATTGATTACACATTGATTACTCCTGTCGGAGATCAGCAGTGTGGTGATAAAGAAGTCTTTTCTTTAGGTGAAATCCAATGGTTAGATAAAAATGAAGACAGAGGATTATGAGTACGTGTATTGCTCAAAATATTAATCTTATTCCTTTATCTAAGATGGGATGTGATATTGGTGCAGACAGTTATCAACGTAAATTACGCCTGCTTTTAAGGCAAGGTGATGCATGGGATATTGTTGATGGCGGTGTGTTTGATCGGCTTTTACATGCGATGGGTGAAGAATATGCGCGTTTTCATCTTCAGCTTTGCACATTAGCGGAAGATGCACCTAAAACGATTGGAAAATTGCACGGTTGGAGCAATAGCGATTACCAAACATTATTACAACAGCAGTGGGGCATTGATGCCATTGTTAGTGATAATAGCTGCGATAGGTTGCACATTGATAATGCAGATGTTGATTCTCGTATCTGGAATGAACGATTTACGTTTTATGTCATTATTACTGTTCCGTCACTCAAGGTATTTAATGACGACATTAAAGCCTGTCTTGAAGAATACAAACAATCACATACAGCTATTTTGTATCGAGAGCATCCGTATTGGAATCAACAATGGGATCATGAGCCATTGACGCTTGATAATGCAGATGCTAGCAGTGCGCTGTACACACATTATTATCATGCCATTACTTATCATGCCCATTCCTCTTTTAAACGTCATGAATTATTTGAGTATCTTCAGCATCCTATTGATATTCGCCATACAAATTATCCCGTCAGCGGCATTGAGCAACATACTGATTTTGAAATCGCTGCAAGCACCGTTGATAACAGTGATGCAAGTGGTCAGCTATACGAATTTGACTGGCATGGTTTAACCATTGTAGGACATGAATTAACCGATGTTGCGGCGGTATTTGAACAGTATCCACAGTTTTTTGATTTGCGAAACTGGCAAAGTGAATC